CGTGATCGAGGCGCGCGGCTGGCAACTCGCCAATTTCAACGCCAATCCGGTCGCGCTGTTCGGCCACGACGCCGGCAGCGTCGAAAACGTGATCGGCCGCGCCAGGAACGTCCGCGTCGAGGGCTCGCGCCTGGTCGGCGACATCGAATTCATGCGCGCCGAGGTCAATCCGAATGCCGAGGCCGTGTTCCAGATGGTCAAGGGCGGCTATTTGAAGACCGTCAGCGTCGGCTTCGCCCCGATCGAGTGGGAAGCCGCCAGCGACAAGTCGCGTCCCTATGGCGTCAACTTCAAGAAACAGGAACTGCTCGAAATCAGCGTGGTGCCGATCCCGGCCAATCCGAACGCGCTGATTCAGGCAAAAGCCGCCGGCATCGCGATCGAGCGCCTCGGTCTGAAGGTGAAGGCGCAAGCCGAGTGGAAATGCGGCGCGGAGCGCGATCTGCCGGTGCAGAAGGATGGCGAGTGGGACAGCCCCGGCGCCGAGGCGCGCATCTTCGCCGCCTGCGGCTTTGACGGCGCGTCGCCCGATCCGGCCAAGGCGCGCCGCGCGTTCCTGTTCCACGACGCATCCGCCCCGATGGAAAAGGGCTCGTATAGAGAGCCGGTCGCCGATCATGTCGACGGCCGGTTCGTCGTCGTCGCCGCCGCCGTCCGCGCCGCCGCCTCGCGACTTGCGGGAATCGACGTTCCCGAAGAGCTGAAGGCCGCCGGCCGCGAGGTTCTCGACGGCTACGAGGCGAAGCTGAAGGACGAGACCGGCAGGTCGGCCCGCGCGCTGGCGCGCGCCTATCGCAAGCGCGGGCTCTACGAGCTGTCGAGCTTGTGCGAGCTGATCAGCTACGCCGATTACGTCTGCCGCCAGGTCGAGGCCGAGGCCGCCGACGAAGGCGACGGCTCGCCAGTTCCCGCGCGCATGCGCGCCTGGATCAACGAAGGCAACGCCATCATCGCCGCGATGGCGAGCGAAGAGACGGCGGAGAACATCGCCGGCACGCAAGGGCGCCGCGTCGCGGCGGAGGTCGCGCGGGCCGTCAAGACAGCGTTGGAGGGCCTCGGCCTGGCGAAGGCCGGCAAGGCGATCAGCGCGGCGAACGAAAAGACCTTGCGCGAGGCGCACGGCCACATGACGGCCGCCTGCGAATGCGTGATGAGCGTGGTCGAGCCGGATGACGACGAGGATCCCGAGGAAGGGACCGGCGAGAACGATCCGACCGACGACGAGAAGGCGCTTCGCGCGCGCAAGGCCGCCGCGCTGCGGCGGCGATTGGCGCTGGTCGGCGCGTAGCAACCGATCGCTCGAATTCGCCGTCGCGGGCTTCGCGCGGCGCGTGGGCGGTCAAGCGCGCCAACGCATCTTGACGACGAACGTCGAAGTCAGAAGAATTCTCGCAGCCACGAGAATTTGAAGCGCGATGAGGTTCAGAGAACTTCATCGTCCCCGGAGGAGCGAAAGCTCCCCCTGTAATCGCGCCGGGCGTGGCTGTCCGGGCGACGATGGAGGCATATATGTTGGACAGGGCCTACAGCGACGGCATCAAGCGAGTCGAGGTTATTACTCCGGAGCGCGCCAGCAGTTTGTTGGACGCGAACGTCGGCAACAGGCGCTTGATAGCCAAACACGTAGCATCCCTGGCGTCGGCGCTCGCGGAGGGCCGATGGCGGTTCAACGGAGAAACAATTAAGATCGCCCGCGACGGCCGTTTGCTAGACGGCCAACACAGGCTTGCGGCATGCGTGAAATCCGGGGTCTCTTTTGAGACGTTGATTGTCTACGATCTCGACCGCGACGTGTTCGACACGATCGACACCGGACGAACGCGTCGCGCCGCCGCGATCTTGGGCATCGAGGGATGCAAACATCAGAACGCCGTGGCGTCCGCGATCAGGTGGATTCGGGGCATACCAGCATCCCGGACCGCTGGGTCGCTTGAAATCTCGCCGGACGAGGTGAGACTCGAATGGATCGCCAACCCGGAGATCGAAACTTCGGCAGGTAAAACGCGCGCCGTGCGGACACTCATGAGCCACGGCATGGCGGCGGCGTTGCATTTCCTCTTTTCCAAGAAAGACGCCGCGCTCGCGGATAGATTCTTTGAAGCTCTCGCCTTTGGAGTGAACCTCGGTCCCGGCGACGCGATCTACGTCCTACGTGAGCGGCTTATTAAGGAAACAACCGCCAGAAGGAAGTTGCCGCCGCTCGAGCTGGCGACGCTGTGCGTCAGGGCGTGGAACGCGACACGTAAGGGTCTGATCTCGAAAACGCTGAAGGGCGTCGCAGTGGTCGACGGCAAAGAGGTTGTGCCACAAATCGAATGACCGCGATATCGGCAAGCTGTTTGATCGCCGAGATTCGCCAGTCAGCGTTCAAATAGGCGGCCGATCTCCCGCCGATCACCGAATCCGCCGTCGCGGGCTTCGCGCGGCGCGCAGAGGAAGCCGGCCGGGCGCTCGCTCGCGACGCCCTGGGCATAACCCAGGCGACGGCCCCCGCGGGGCCGCGACGCCCGGCTTCCTCGTCCCCCATTCCGGCCTCGGCCGGAACCGCCCTCATTCGTCCTTGGGCAAGACGAACCGCAACGCCGGACGGCGTGGCATTCCCTCAGATGGAGCCTCACGAATGGAAAAGCTCTCCGAGCTTCGCCGTAAACTCGGCGCGCTGACCGACGAACTCAACACCGACGCGATCCTCTCCGACGCCAAGGCCTACGCGGCGAAGGAAGCGGAGATCCTCGAGGTCGAGGCGACGATCGAGCGGATGCGCCTCGCCCAGTCCCGCCAGGCCGCGCTCGCGCGTCCCGCCAACCTCGAGGCCAACGGCGGCTTCGCCCCGTCCAACGAAACGGAATGGACGCCGCAAGCGCGCGCGTTCGGCCTCGGCGCGCCCGAGCTGGCGCGTTCCTCGGCCGCCAACGCCGCCGCCGCGCAGTTCACCAAGGCGCTCTCCCGCGCCCGCGCCCAGCTCGGCTTCAAGCCGGACGACGCGAAGCACTTCCGCAGCCTCGGCGAGCAGCTCGTCGCGATCCAGCAGCACGCCATCACCCGAGGCTCGCGCCACGATCCGCGCCTGGTGCATTCCAGCGGCGTCGATGATCGCTTCACCCGCGCGCCGAGCGGCGCGTCGGAAGTGGACCCGACCGGCGGCGGCTTCCTGATCCAGACCGACTTCTCGACCGCGATCTGGATGCTCGCCCACGACATGGGCGAAATCCTCGGCCGCGTGAACAAGATCCCGATCAGCGCCAATTCCAACGGCCTGAAAATTCCCGGCGTCGACGAAACCAGCCGTCAGACCGGCAGCCGTTGGGGCGGGGTGCAGTCCTACTGGGCGGCGGAAGGGACCTCGGTCACCAACACCAAGCCGAAGTTCCGCCTGATCGAGTTCGACCTGAAGAAGCTGATGTCGGTCATGTATACGACCGACGAAATGCTCCAGGACTCGACGGCGCTGACCAGCATCGCGGGTCAAGCGTTCGCCGAAGAAATCATGTTCATGACCGAGGACGCGATCTTCGAGGGCACCGGCGCCGGCCAGCCGCAAGGCGTGATCACCTGCCCGGCGCTGGTTTCCGTCGCCAAGCAGAACGGCCAGGCGACCGGCACCATCGTGAAAGAGAACATCGACAATATGTGGGCGCGCTGCTGGTCGCGCAGCCGCAAGAACGCGGTCTGGTTCATCAACCAGGACGCCGAGCCCTACCTCAACCAGATGAACCAGGCGGTCGGCACCGGCGGCCAGCTCGTCTATCTCCCGCCCGGCGGCCTCTCCAACGCGCCCTACGCGACGCTGTACGGCCGGCCCTTGGTCGCGACCGAATACAACGCCGCCATCGGCACGCCCGGCGACATCCTGCTCGCGGACCTCAGCCAATACACGCTGATCGACAAGGGCGGCGTGCAGGCGGCGACCTCGATGCATGTCGCGTTCCTCACCGACGAAATGGTGTTCCGCATCACCTATCGCGTCGACGGCCGCAGCATGTGGACGACGGCGATGACGCCGTTCAAGGGCTCGCTGACCAAGAGCCCGTTCGTCGCGCTGGCGCAGCGGTAGTCACCAGTAACCAGTCAACAGTGACCAGCGCGAACACTGGTCACTGGTCACTATTCACTCTTTGGAGACTGATCATGGCCCGTCAATATCAAATGGCCTCGATGTTCCCGCCCGTCGCGCTGCTCGCGCCGGCGGCGGACGCGGCCGGCCGCACCAGCAACAACTATCTCTCGCTGCGCAACGCCCAGAAGGCCTGGGTCGTCTGCCACATCAACCAGGGCAACGCCGCCACCATCGCGCTGACCCTGTCGCAGGCGACGTCCTCGGCCGGCGCGGGCTCGAAGGCGGTCAGCAACGCCGTGCCGATCTGGCTGTGCGATTCCGCGCTCACCGCCGACGCGCTCGTGCAGCAGACCTCCGCGCTCAGCTACACCACCGACGCCAACATCGCCGACAAGATCGTGATCTTCGAAATCGAGCCGGAAAGCGCGCTCGACATGGTCAACGGCTTCAACCACATCGGCGTCTCCACCGGCGCGTCCAACGCCGCCAACATCACCAGCGCGATGCTGATCACGTGGAACGCCTTCCAGGCCGCCTCGCCGCCGACGACGATCATCTGATCGGAATGCGGAGGACGGAGAACGGAGGACGGATCGTCCTCCGCCGCGTCTTCCGTCCTCTGCCCTCCGTCCTCTGGAGTCCGAAATGACCACCCGTTCGCAATATGTCGCCTACGTCCAGCGGTTCTATGACGACCTGACGCAGGAAACCGTCAACGGCGGCTGGGCGATCCAGTTCGACGACGATTTCATCGGCGCGGGTCACACCGCCGGCATCCCGGCGGCGGGCTCGCCCGCCGCCGGCTACCCCTGGGTCAAGAAGATCGTCGGCGCCGCCCCGCCGACCGTCGCGCTGGTTTCCAACAGCGTCGGCGGCACGATCGCCTGCACGCTCGCGGCGACCTCCGAGGCCGAGGAGGCGTCGCTCTATTGGAACGACTCGCTCGCGATCGACGTGACCAAAATCGGCATGGCCGAATGGCGCAGCGCGTTTTCGGTGTTGCCGAGCGCCAGCGGCGTCCAGGCCGCCGGCGGCCTCGGTTCGGCCTGGGTCGGCGGTCCGCAAAACCTCGCGCGCTATCTCATGTTCGGGGTTTCGGGCGCGGGCGGCGCGCTGAAGGTCTGGTCGCTCGACGGCGTGCAGGGCGCGGTGAACCTCGCCGCCGCGCCGATCGGCGGCTCGGCGATCACCACCGACACCAACATGCACACCTACCGCATCGACTGGTCGAACAACGCCGACGTCGCGTTCTACTACGACGGCAACCGCGTCAACGCGGTCGGCTCGGTCACCTGGACCGCGACCGCCGGCGCGAACTCGATCATGCAACCGTGGGGCACCGTCTACAAGCCGAGCGGAACCGGCCTCGCGACGCTGACGATCGACCGCATCGACGTCTTCAATAACAGATAGTCGGAAGACAGAGGACACAGGACAGAAGGGGAATCCATATGTCTGCTCAGATGGGCCTCACCGCTTTGTCCGCGACGATCCAGGCGACCGGATCGCTCTCGCCCGAGGTCGACATCGGCGCGGGCGTGCTGGTCGGCGTCTTCGTGCCGTCCGGCTGGACCTCGGCCAACATCACCTTCCAGGCCTCGCCCGACGGCGGCGTCACCTGGGGCAACGTGTTCACCTATCTCGGGTCCGAATTCACTCTGGTCGCGACGCCCGGCCAATTCCTGACTCTCGACCCGACGCAACTGAAGGGCTTGCGCTCGCTGAAGCTGCGCTCGGGCACGTCCGCCTCGCCGGTGTCGCAGAGCAGCACCGTCAACGTGACGCTTCTGGTTTCGTTGATATGATCCGACCCGAGGCGCGGCTCTCGACCGTCACGACGGCGGCGACGAGCTATAACCTCATCGACCTCGCCACGCTGAAGATCTTGCTCGGGATTGCCGGCGGCGCGAGCGACGCCTATCTGAACCTGCTCATTCCGCAAGCGAGCCAAGCCGCGCGGACCTATTGCAACAATCCGATCGTCGTCGAGACGATCCAGGATCAAATCTATCCCTGGCGCGACGATCGCCCATGGACCGTGCGCCCACGGCAAGAGGCGCTCCAGCTCACCCGCTGGCCGATCGTCAGCGTGATCAGCGTGGTCGAGACCGAAGGCGCGTCGCCGGGCACGCCGACGACGCTGGTCGCGGGAACCGATTTCCTCGCCGACACGGCCAACGGCCAGTTGATCCGGCTCGACAGCTACCAGCGCCCGCGTTCGTGGGGGTCGGACCCGGTCACCGCGCAATATCAAGCCGGCTGGTCGCCCGTCCCGCCCGACGTGGTCGACGCCGTTCACCTGATGGTGAAGGCGAAGTTCTACGCGCAGAGCCGCGACCCGATGATCCGCTCCGAGAGCGCGCCCAGCGTCTACGAGGCGCAATATTTCTTCGCCACCGGCCCCGGCGGCCAGGGCGATCTTCCAGTCGACGCGATGGCGAAGCTGGATAGGTATCGGGTTCCGGTGATCGCGTGAGGATCGGCGGTCGGCAATAGGCAATCGGCAGTCGCAAAACTGCCGACTGCCGAAGCCCGACTGCCGCCTTCTTCCAGGAGGCTCCAATCGACAACCCCGGCCCCTTCCAACTCACCTACTCCGGCAACGCCTTCAGCATCGTCGGGCCGGGAACCTTCTACGGCGATTGGATCGAGGGCTTCGCGGGCATCCAGTCCGCCACCTTCCAAGGCCAGTTCCTGTTCGGCGGCGGCAGCGGGACGGTCGCGCTCTATATCCAGACCTCGATCGACCAAGGCCAGACCCCCGCCGACATCGCCGCGGCCGAGTTCACCACGTCGAGCCTGACGCAGCTCTTCAACCTCAGCGGCATGACGACGAATGAGCTGTCGACGCTGACGCAGCAAGGCCTGGCGTTCGGCCAGGTCAACGCCGGCGTGCTCGGCGACCGCTTCCGCGCCGTCGTGGTCGTCACGGGCGCCTACACCAACTCGACGCTGCTGAACGTCACGGGCATGGCGCGGTGACCAACCCGAGCGCCGCCGCGTTCTGGTCGACCGCCATCGCCAAACAAGGCGTCGCCGTCCAAATCCAGCGCGTTTCCGGCTTCGCGCCGCACACCGTCGCGTTCACCGCCGAAGTCACCGCCGTCGTCCGCGACGTCACGCCGGACAGCACCGCGCCGAACCGCGAGGGCATCGGCGTCAACGATCCCGGCGCGATTCCGCAGACCGACCGCATCGCCTTCGTGCTCGGCGCGGACCTGGCGTCCGCGCAATTCCCGCTTCCCCTCAAAATCGGCGATCTCATGATGCTCCCTGACACGGACGAGAAGCTGAAGATCGTCCGCGTCGATCCCTATCTTCTGGCGTCCGCCGGCGTCGTCAAAGCCTATGTCGCGGGCGTCGCCTGATGGTGGATTTCACCTTCAACGACAAGAGCATCGCCGCGCGCCTGACCCAGATCGGCCCCGACGTCACGGCCGCGCTGACCGCCGCCATCGGCCCGCTGGTCGCGGAGATGAAGGCCGACGTGGTCGCGCGCGAGGCCGCGCATATCCGGTTCATGGGCGCGGAGCCCGGCGCGTTCCTCGCGCAGATCCAGAGCGGCGTCTCGACCAAGAACTCCAAGCGCATCACCGGCTACGTCCGGTCGAGCAAGCCCACGATCCACTACGCCGGCCGCGACATTCCGCTGGCGCAAGTGCTCGAATATGGCGCGACGATCCCCGCGCATCTGATCATGCCGAAGGTCGCGAAGGCCTTGCATTTCACCGCATCGCTCGGCGAGCGGTTCGCCCGGATCGTGCATTCGCCCGGCGCGAAAGTGCCGGCGTATCCCGCGTTCAAGCCCGCCCTCGCCGCCGCCGCGCCGCGCGCGAAAGCCGCGCTCGCCGCCGCGATCTCGCGCGCCTCGCCGGGCCCCTGATGGCTTCGCGCGAAGCGGTGATCGCGGCGCTGACCACGCTGCTCGGCGAAACGTCGGCGTTCGTCACGCTGGCGCGCCGCAACCGCGCGCCGGAATCGCTGACGCCCTCGCAATGCCCGGCCGTGTTCCTCGAGGAGCGCAAGGAAGACTACATCCGCCCGGCCCCGAACCTGCCGCCGATCCGCGTGATGCACATCGACCTCGTGATCTACAACGACGTCGGCAACAACGAGAACGCGACGCCGGCGACCGCGATCAACAACGCGCTCGACGCGCTCGACGCCGCGATGCTCCCCGACAACGCCGCCCTCGGCCGCCTCACCCTCGGCGGCCTGGTCTATTCCGTCCTGATCGACGGCGAGGCCCCCCGCGCCAGCGGCGCGGTCACCGGCAAGAGCTATGTCGTGGTGCCGATTCAAATCAGACTCCCCTGATCCGACGACAGAGAACAGAGAACAGATGACGCGTTTTCCGTCCTCCGTTCTCTGTTCTCTGTATTCCGAAACCGCCTCGTCGTGACGACGACGCGTCCCTAGCGATGGAGCCCAACCCATGATCATCTTCGGCAGCGGCGTCATCACCGCGACGCTCGACAACGTCAGCAACCCGACGCCGCTCAACGTCGGCCTGGCGCAGGAAATCTCCTACGAGGAAACCTTCACCACCAAGGAGCTGTACGGCCAGTACCGCCGCGCCATCGCGGTGGGCGCCGGCACGATCAAGGCGAGCGGCAAGATCAAGGCCGCGCGGTTCTCGTCCT